CATCAGCACCTTGTGTTCGGCGATGTTGGCATTTAGAAGCTGGAGGCCAATGGCGATGGTCGGGTCGTTGGCGCCCTGCATCTGCGGCGTCTTGAGGAACGCTTCCTTCACGGCAATGTGAGCGGCATGATTCTGGCCAAGCTGGGCCTTGATGGGCTTGCCCGACATGGCAGCCTGCACCTCGGTCAACGGATCGGCGCTGATGGCTTGGGCTTCCGGGTTGACGAGGAGCTTGTCCACGTTCTCGGTGCCCATGGCCGCGTAGAAGCGCCGTAGCGCCTCGCGCATGTCGTGGAGTTGGGGGAACTGGGCAGCCATGTTGAGTTCGATCTGGGCGCGAGCCACCCGCTGCGACTCGGTCAGGGCATTGGGGTCAGACGCCGGAATGACGTCCACGGCCGCCGGGTCGAAGTCGTTGCGCTGGACGTAGGCGTTCTCGGAGCCGACCACGAAGTTGACGAGGTCGGGCAGGTTCTCAAAGTTGAGTTCGCCAATGAGCTTGAGGAACTCGCCCTGCGACTGGTGGAGGCGCTTGTGGATCGAGGAGTAGAATCGCTGCGAGGCTTCGATCAGGGCCAGCGTGGTGCCGACCGGACCGTAGTTGGTGGCGTTGGCGGCGACCTCGTCGGTGGCGTCGGCGAACTTCTGGCCGCTATCCACCATGAACTTGAGGAGGGCGAAGAGGGTCTGGTTCGGCTCCTTGCCCGGCAGCGGGAAGAACGCCTTGCCCAGTTCTTCGGGCGACAGGTTGACGTCGCGCCACTCGCCAAAGCCCAGCGGGGTGTCGCTGTCGGAGAACTTGGCGTCTTGGGACTTGAAGCCCGCCTGCCAGTTGGCGTACTGGCCTGCGTCGACCAGCGAGCGGAGGGCCACGGTAGCAGAGGCTGCGAGGTCGCCGATGAGGTGGACGTAGCCAAGGGCGTAGAAGCCGAAGGCCGGAATGAACTGGTCGACGGTGTACCAGATGCGCTTGGTCTTGGAAGTGTCGTCCTCGCGCCAGTTGCGCTTGATGGAGTAGACGTTGCCGGTCTTGACGTTGAAGTGAACAATGTAGGGCGCCATGCCACCGTCGGGCAGCGTGGGGTCGTCGCCGTTCAGATCGAGGTAGCAGTGAGCCTCGCCGACCGTGTAGCCCTTGCGTTCGAGCGACATGTCGAAGCCTTGGGCGTTGGCGATGGCTTCGGTTATTTCGTTGGTGTCGAGGACTTCCTCGGCATCGTTCTCGGAGACTTCGAGGAAGGTGCCAGCCGCCACAAGATTCTCCATCTTGCGGGTGGAAAGCTCCATGACCTCGATGTATTCCTCGGCGTCACGCAGATGGGTTGCCGATGGGTCGATGTAGAAGTTCTCGACGTAGACGACGGTGGGGTCGGGCGCGGAGTTCACGCTGTTCCAGCCCGCCTTGCGGATGCCGGTGCCCATGAAGCCAACGCGGAACAGGTTGCGTTCGAGGTCGTTGTAGAAGCCCGGCACCTGCTCGGTAAGCTGGTAGTTCATGTAGGTGCGGACGCGGGCAGCGGCCTGTTCGCGGGGGATGTCGACGTAGCCACGCACCTTGGTGCGGACCGGACCCTTGGCAGGCCACAGTTCTTGGATGGCCTTGGCCTGGAACTTGACCACGTTTTCGATGAGGAGGGGATGGACGGCGGTGCAGGCACCATCGACCTCGGTGTTACCCTGGCCCTCGGTGTTTAGGCCCAGCCAGTGGATGCCCTGCTTGATTTTCTCTTCCCACTGCTGGCGGGCGTTCTTGAAGTTCTGGAGGGCGTCTTGACGCTGGGAGCCGATGTCCCGAAGTATTGCGTCGTCCATGCCGGCCGCTAGGTTAGCACCGAACGACATGTCAATCTCGACAATCTCGTCGGCCGGAATAACTTCGAGCGTCTCTTCAGAGAACTCAAATTCCATTTCTGGATTTTCGAGATTATCAGACATGTGTTACTTGACTCCAATAGCTCTTGAAAGGGCGTCTACTTGAAGGCCGCTCCACATTGCCGACCTTTTCTTGCGTCAATTCATAGCGGCGTCGCAAGTAAAGCAGGGCCATCACCATAGCATCGACGGCGTCGTCATGGGCGCCCTTTGGAAATTCTAGGGCCTCCTGCAAAAGCTCGGCCGCATATTTCCGCTTGAGGGGTAGCCAGACGCGCTGACGCTCAATAATGCCTGTCACCGCATGAGCCCTAGCCACTTTATCACGGTCGGGCTGAAAAGGCAACACAGGCAGCTTATTGAGCTTAAGGTCCTGAATTAGGGACTGACCCGAGGCTTTATTTTCCACGATTATGCGATCCGGCTTGAACGTCGTATATTGTTCTTTGGCCACGGCCCGAAGCTGGGGGTAGGTCCACCGGCCCCGGACTTGGTTCAGGAGGATGGCGTTGGGCTCCTGATACTCAAAGCCCTTCTCGTCGGTGAAGGTTAGGTGGAAGATGCCCCACGTCTGAATGACCGAGAAGTCAGCCTTGGCCTTGGTGGAGAAGGCGGTATCGAGGGTTTGGATGATCTCGTCGCACTCGGGCGGATCGTCTTCGTCCCAGTCTTGGAAGTCGTCCTTGTTGAAGACGTTGCCGTCCTCGCCGGTCGGGGTCTGCATGTACAGGGCACCCCAGTCGGCCCGCGACAAACCCTCGCGCGTAGCGATGAGGTCGTCCATCGTGATGTATTCGGGCCAGTAGGATTCGCTCTCAGGCAGCATGAGGTATTCGGCTGCGGGCTTGTCGAGGATGGCCGGAATGGATATGACTTCCCACTGGTCGACGCGCGGGTTGCGGGCAGCCTTGTCAAGCAGGAAGCCTGAAAGGTCGCGCACATGCCACCGGGTGTTGACGAGGATGATGCGGGAGTCGGGCAGTTTACGGGAGCGGAAGCCGGGGCCATACCAGTTGTTGACACGCTCGCGCTCGGTGTCGGACTTGGCGGTCTGCTCGGAGAGGGGGTCGTCGAGGATGCCCAGATTGAAGCGGTAACCGGCGATGGACTTGCCCGCGCCGGCAGGCATGAAGGAGCCGCCCGTGATTAGCTTCCAACTGGTGACGCCCGACATGTCGTCACGGATGCGAACGCCGTCGAAGATCTCTTGGTATTCGGAGGAGCGGACGAGGTCGCGGATACGGCCAGAACATTCGACCGCCTTGTCGGTGGTGTGCGAAATCCACATGAAGCGCCATGTGGGGTGGCGACCCATGCACCATGCGACGAACAGCATAAGGAGGACGGACTTCATGGAGCCCGGCGGCAGCATGAGCATCAGGCGCTCGACGGACCCATCGTCTACATCTTCTAGTGTAGCAGCAATTGATTCAATATGGCGGCCGTCGCGGTATGTATTGCCGTCCAACATCAAATGGGCCAAAAGTTTTACGAAAACATAAAAATGATCTTGCGCTTCAAGAACAGCTTTCTTGTGCAGCAAATCAGCTAACTCTGCTTTGGCCTCAATAAGTTTATTGTCGTCGCTTGGAAGAACTGTCATTTTAATACTTATTTTGCTTTTGCAGATTTTGCCAATCAGGAATTATTTGCAAATTCCAAGGAACGTGCAAACCGCAGACATGGGGATGCTGAAGCGGTATGATATGATCCACATGATAAACAATACCTATCATATCTGAAACACGCTGTGCTTGCTGATAAATAGCAAGAAGCTCCTCAGATTTAACCCATGACGGTTGAGCAGCTTTACAGCGCGCGCGTCTTGAAGCTGTCTGCGAACGAACTTTTGCTTGATTACGCTTCTTCCACTCTTTGATACGGGAGTTAACCTCTTGACGATTTTTGTCCGCATACGCTTTGGAATTTCGCGCGACAGCTTCGCGGTTGTTCTGTGCCCACGTTTTTGCGCGCAAGCGTGCGCAGACAACACAGCCGCTGCTGCCTTTGTAGCGTTCCCCTGTATGACCATTTTTACAAGGGATGGCTGACCAGTAAGTTTTAGTTGATTCGGAGTTTGCGTTCAATTTCCGGCTCGGCTTCACGCAGGATAGCAGTCAGTTCGCTGATCCGGGTATCCAGTTCCTCCTTGGAGTGGATGGTCCGGTGAACGATTTCCTTCTTCTCAACGAACATGCCAAGGTACTTGGCGAGGTTTTCCATGGCGCGGTTGGCGTTGGTAAAGTCGCCGGAGGCCATAGCTTGGGTGGCAATGTCGTTAAACCACTTGACGACATCCTCGATATTGATTTTCATGCGAGCCTTCTCCTCAATCTCGAATGCACTGATAAGGTCGTGGAACTCCGGGATGACCAGCATGCGGTTGGCCATCTCCAGCAGGACGACGGGGTTGTTGCTGTTGTAGCCCGCCTGCCGCATGGCACCACACTTGTTGGAACGGCCGTTCAGGGCGAACTGGCGGGCGAACTCGACCTGCTTGGGCGTCAGCTTCTTGATGGCTGTGATCTTGTCCCACTTGGCCTGCCACGTTTCGCGCAGGTGGTCGCGCAGGTTGCGGATCGCGTCGACGTTCTCTTTGGTGACGGCGCGGGCAGGCTTGTGGATGTTCATGCGCCGCAGATCGCGCCGATAGGCTTTTTGGCGCTCCTTCTGCGACGGCGGGTTCTTGCGCTTACGTTTGGGCGAAGGCGCCTCCCCCTCTTCAGGAGAGGCCGCCTCCACTACTTCGTCGGCAAGATCGAAAGGTTCGTCGCTCATGCTACTCCGGTTTCGTCGTCTTCGCGGACAATCGAGATGCGCGAACGACCCTTCTGCGAAAGGCTGGTCGCCCGGCCCGCACTGAAGAAGCGGATACCCTGCCGTTCGAGGGCAGGACGGATACGCTTCAGTTCAGCGGCGAAGCTGTGCGAAGTCTGCGGCAGCTTCTCGCGGGGGCCGATGTTCATCTCAAGCTGGCCGATCAGGTCCGAATACGTCCCCGAAAACTCCTTCTGCTTGTCCATCATCCGCAGGATAGCCGAGGCCATCCCATGGAACTCCAGCATCTGGCTCTCTGCCGCAGAACGGTTGCGCTTATAGACTTCCATAAGGCGCCCTTCCTGCCAGCCAAAAGCCTTCTCGGCTGCCACCGCCCAGACCGCAAATGCAGACATGCGCGGCTTTTCAGCCAAGTGTACATTACCATAATTCTGCGTAGCAATCAACGCTGCATTCATAAGGGAGCCCAGCAGGCGGGCATGGCAGGCATTGAAGGCTTCCCAAAACTCGTAGTCGTCGCGCCGCTTGCGGGGGTCGATGCGGGGCAGGTGAACGTGGATGGAGCGGTCAACAAGGTCGCCGCGTTCCACGACATCGGGAATGCCGTTCATGGCGACGGGCCGGCAGACGCGGACTGCGGACTCCTCGGCGTTGGTGTAAAGGGCACGACCACCCTGCGCCCCGGTGCCAGTGCTGATGACGCAGAGCGCGTCGGACATCTTGTTGGAAATGAAGGAGACGTTGTCGAAGGCGAGGACGAACGAGTTGCGCACCATGGCCTGCAAGTCGCGCTGGTCTTCGGGCGGCGTCCGCATGTCAAGGGCGTGCGGGTCAATGATGCGCCGCAGCAGGCGAAGGACGGTGGACTTGCCAGAGCCCTGTTCGCCAGAGATAGTGAGGACGGGGTAGGGACCTTCCGGCCGGAGGCAGCCGAGCAGCCATGCGGTCAGGAGCATGAGGCTGTCTTCGTCGGCCGCGATGAAGTCCTTGAGGAGTTCGGGGAACTCGGAAGCGGGCGCGGAGAGGTCGGGGTCGACGAGGGGCAGCATGCCAGCGCCGCGCAGCATGCGGATGTGGGTCGGGCCGCCAGGCAACTTGGTGATGCCGGAAGTCGAAATGCACCACGCGTCGTTGGCGTCGTTGCCGATGTCGATGTAGAGTTCGCCGACCTTGCCGCCAATGCGGATGAAGTCCTTGACCTTGCGGCCCTGTGCGCGGACCCAGTGGGCGAAGTAGGTCTGTGCGGAATTGAGAAGGTCACCGCCGGGCACGATGTTGACCTGATCGACGCAGAAGGAAGTGAACCAACCACGGAAGTCGCAGTGGCCACCGGGCGTGATGGTCAACGTGCGCCGCACACCAGCTTCGGTGTAGTCGAGGAAGAGGCGGCCATCTTCGGTGGTCCACGGCGAAAGCTGAAGCTTCGCATCGTTGATAAGCTGGACGCGATTGATCTTATCTGACATGCAGGGCTCCTTGATCAGAAGCACATCCTACATGAGGTGAGCGTCGTGTGCAAGAGGATTCTCACCCCCTCACTATACGACGGTCCACGTCGACCCCGAAGGCACCTCGACGGTCACACCGCTAGCAATCGTGATGGGGCCGAATGTGCCCGCGTTCTTACCGGACGGAATGGAATAGGACACCGAGACGACCGTGTCGTTCAGGTAGAAGGCTTGGTTGGTGCCGCCACCTGTTGCACCGCCGCCACCACCGATTGCACCCCACGTCGCCGAAGTGTAGCCCTCGAAGGTATTGGAGCCGCTGTTGAAGCGGATGAGACCGGGTGTTACGGAGGTGGGCCGGGTAGCGGTGGTGCCTGAATGGAGAAGAAGGGCGCTGTCGCCTGTGAAGTTGACGACGCTGGTGACGACGAGGCCGCCGACAACACTGACGCCGATCTGGTCAGCCGAGACAGCGACAGCAAGCTGCCCCGTCATGCGGTCGCCTGCGCGGAGGACGCGGAGAGAGGTTGCTGCTGAAACTGCGTTGATGGCTACAGTATTGACGGAGACGGCAGCGGAGACGGTGCTGACCCGAATTTCCAGTGCCGAGACAACATTATTAATAGAGGTGATGGCAGCAGAGTTGGTAACACCGGTAGCCGAGGCGGCACTGACGCGAATTTCTAGAGCGGAAACAACATTGTTGATGGAAGTGATGGCCGCGCTGTTGGCAACGCCTGTCGCAGACGCAGCACTGACGCGGATTTCCAAAGCCGAGACGACATTGTTGATAGACGTGATGGCGGCGGAATTTGCTGCACCCGTAGCGGAAGCGGCGCTAACTCGGATTTCAAGCGCAGAGACAACGTTATTCGTGGAAGTCAGGGCTGCTGAGACGTTGTTAACTTGAATTTGGAGAACGCTAACAGAAGCCGAAACAGCAGCCACACGGATTTCGAGGGCCGAGACGCGCGGTTCGAGGGCAGCCAGAGCCGAGGCGTCAATGGCTGCGAGGGCCGAATTGATAGCGGAGATGGAGGCTTGGACTGCCAGCATCTGCACGTTGAGGACGGAGACGGAAGCCGAGACGGCAGTCAGCCGTACATCAAGGACCGACACCACATTGTTGACAGACGTGACGGCAGCCGAAACCGCGCTAACGCGGATTTCTAGAGCGGAGACGACATTGTTGATGGATGTGATGGCGGCAGCATTAGCAGCGCCCGTTGCGGAGGCCGCGCTGACACGGATTTCGAGTGCGGAGACAACGTTGTTGGTGGAAGTGAGGGCCGCCGAAACTGCATTAATTTGAATTTGAAGGGCAGAGACGGATGCTGAAACAGCAGCAACACGATCAGCTAGAACAGAAACGACGTTGTTGGTAGAGGTGAGGGCCGTGCCCAACGAAACGGCAGCCGCCGACACCGCACTAACGCGCACTTCAAGCGCCGAGACAACCGCATTGACGGACGTGATGGCAGCCGCATTGACAGAAGTGAGGGCCGAAACGATAGCGATCTGGGCAGCATTTGCGGAGACAGCGGCTGATACATTGTCGAGGCGCAGCGAAACAGCGGCCACGTCATTGGTGACGGCACTGGTGGCGAAGATGGCGACCGTAGCCAGATTGGTTTGCAGGGTGCCGCTGTTCTGCACAATAGGCAGAAGCTCGACGCCGGTAAGGGGGCCAGCGGTCGTAAGTTCGGAAATCTTTTTCGGGTCGGCCATCTGGATTCCCTTTAGGTCGCCGGCTCGATCACCAGCTTGCCCTCATCGACAAGGCGCATGATGTTGGCGTAGTCGGCGTTCGCCGGATCGAGCGGCACGAAGCTGGTCACGC